GAATTTATTTCAAAGAACGACAGATTAGAAGTTTACATTCACTTTTATCCGAAAAATCCACTCAGGGATTTAGACAACATCCTGAAGATTCTTCTTGATTCTCTCCAAAAGGCAAAAGTGTTTGTTAATGATCGGTGTATTGTTCATCTTGACTTATGGAAACATAAAGCGTGTGATCTGAACGGGTTTATTACCGTGGAGATTAAACAGGAGACGGAGGATTATTAAAACGTTAAAATCGGGCAAAAAATCAAGCGTGATTGCATTTTAAAATCAAAAAGGTGTATTGACTAGGGAAAACAAATGAAACGCAATAGCGAGCGTTTTTAAGGGCAAAACAAGGAAAACAGAAAATGAGAAAAGCTAAAACAAAAGTAGCCGACAGTTGCGATCTGTCCGGAAAATCAGGCTTAAAGCCTTATGTAGTAGGGAAAAACAGGACTTTTAACACCGTCAGGGAAGTGTGTAAACATCTTCGTATCTCAGTCTCTTATTTCTACCTGAGATATACAGTTACCGAAACGGAAGAAGGCAGAATTGTTGCAAAAAAGACATATAAGGACCTCAAAGGCCGTGAATTTGATACATGGCGGGATCTGTGTAATGCCAACGGTTATTCTTACAGCTTCTGCCGTAATTACAAGGTGAAAAGTTTAGACTTTGACAGCGAGCATTTTAATTTTGAAAAGGTGAAGGCACTTGACGAAAACAGCAGAAAACCTTCACCGCTTGATTATCATGCCATTCCCGTTACCGTTGAAGGTGTTCATTACGATAACATCATGGAAGCGTGCAAGGATTTAAAACTCTCACCGAGTTACACGATTGTTCTCAAACGTAAATACAACATGAGCTTTGAGGATGCAATTCTTATGCAGCTTCATAAGGTCAGGGATCACCAGGGTAATTACTTCAGAACTTACAAAGACATGTGCGAGTTCCACAAAATCAGTTACAGCACATTCATGCACAAACTTTATTTAGGTTTTCCTCTTGAAAAGTGTCTGACTTTACAGGCAAAAAGAACGCATGTTGATCTTCAGGGAAGGGAGTTTAAGTGCTGGAACGATCTTTGCAAGGCTAACGGCTATTCATTCTATTTTTTGACAATGAATTTCAAGACCAGTGAACACAGTGACAGCTTTATTCTGGATCAGTTGGAAAAGGAAAAACAGAACAGGAAAAACGGGAAAAAATGACATGCCGAGACTTGAATTTACTTATCACAGCCGTTTTTTTACGAGCATAAAAGAAGCCTGTAAACACTATGATGTTTCATACGTTCTGACACGAAAGCACATGAAGGACTATCACATCAGCGTGGGTGAAGCACTTGACATCGAACGTAACAAAATCAAAGATCACAACGGTGTCAGTTTCAGAACGTACAGAGAAATGTGCGATTTTCACGGCATACCGTACAGACGTTTTCAGACACGCTTCTATCACGGTTACAGTATGAGAGAATGTTTATCAGGTGGTTTTCTGCCGAAAAGAAAGCGAAAGAAAATTAAATAACGAAAAGACAAAAGGCGGAAATATACCGCCTTTTCTGTTTTTATGCACAGTTTTGTATACGATTCTGCGGAAAAAATCAAAAACTGATATAAAATTAGGTTATATGTTTAGTTAGACGTGCATGAGGTACGTTGTGGATAAGTTTTTGTGTTGGATTGCAGACAATTCGGCCGTTATGACAGGTGCAGTATTTGCGTTTCTTATCAGTCTGATAACGGCTAAAGAAGGTAGTCTTATGGACAAGATCGGAAATAGTTTATTGTGCTCTCTTTTTTCCACCGGACTTTACTATGCGATTTTAAGTTTTTATCCTGAGTGTTCGCCATATCTGGCCGTTGCCATAGGTACTTTTGTGGGTACTTTCGGTGTGGAAGATTGCAAGCGTATCATAAAAACTAAAATTGATTCATGGCTCAAGATCGATGACAAAAAAGACTGACAGAGAGACATTTGACATAGAAGGCCGGCATTACAGCTCAAAAGTTGAGTTGTGCAAGGCTTTCGGAGTGCCGGTAACAACATTCTCATACCGCAGATCAAGAGGTCTGAGTGTGCAGAGTTCATTAGCGTTCAGACGACAACAGAAAGCGTTTCACGACAGACGTTTCAAGATAATAATCAAGCATCCCGAAATCACGATGATATGGGAAAAATATAATTCAATGTGTTAGGAGTGAACTTATGACAGGATTAACGGCATATCTTAACGTTCAGGTGATTTACCTGAATGATAAAATCAGGGAGTTAAGCCTGAAGTACGGAACCGAGGGCAGTGCATGTGCAGATGTGTGTGCTGACATCAGTGAACCCGTTACCTTACAGCCTGGGGAATTTAGGCTTATCGGCACGGGATTCAGACTGAATATCCGTAACAGACAGATTGTGGCAAAGGTTTATCCACGTTCCGGTTTAGGTTGCAAGGGTATCATTCTGCGTAATACAGTTGGCATAATTGATTCTGATTACCAGGGTGAGGTTAAATTGCCCATTGTGAATACAAGTGATAAACCTTTTACCATCGAACCTTACATGAGGATTGCTCAAATTGGATTTTTCCCTGTTTTTCAGGCAGCTTTTGAAGAAGTTGCAGATTTTGACGTTACCACAGCCAGAGGATCAGACGGATTCGGCAGTACAGGTCACTGAGAAGGTATACAACATGATTTACGCATCAAGGCTTACAACGGCAGGAAAAGACGCATTAAAACAGCTTCAGGCTGATTTTTCATGGAATGACGATCAGCTGAATTACCTTATCGCCTGTATGTGTTTTGAGAGTAATCTCAATCCGAAGGCAAAAAACAAAACTTCAGGTGCAGTTGGTCTTATCCAGTTTATGCCAAATATCTGTAAAGCGTACGGAACAACGGCAGACGAGATGTTAAAGCGGTCATTTATCGGTCAGTTGCCGTACGTTAAAAAACACTTTATGCCTTATTACAAGAGAACCAAAACCCTTTCCGATATGTATATGGCAATACTTATGCCGAAATACATCGGATATGCCGAAGATTATGTAATTTTCTCCGAGGGGGCGAAATACGAACAGAACAAGGCACTTGACCAAAACAAGGATCACAGGGTAACGAAAGCCGAAGCGTGTAAATACGTGTTTAACCGTTATGCTGAAGGGCTGAAAGATGTTGATTAACCTTAAATTCTATGCAGTTTGCACGGCGGTTGTAATAGCCCTGGTATCAGTGAGTTATGTGTATCTCTCATATCGTATCGAGTGTGAGGTTAAAGACAGGTACGAAAGAAAGTTACAGGAGTTCAGGGCAGAGGAATTACAGAATCTTCAGGATTTGCAGCATGAACAGAATGAGACTGTTACGGCCTATCTGAATGAAATAAACATCCTGAAACAACAGCATGAACAGGATTTGAAGGAGATCGAAAATGCTAAGTTCAAAGATACAGTCACGGTTCCTGTGCCTTTTCCTGTTATCAGGCATGATACAAACTGCGGGTTGCACGAAAACAATAACGGTGCAGAAACAGTGCCAACAGCCGGAGTTAAATCCGATCTTATCTGTTATACCAGAGCCGAACTTCAGTCAAAGATTAAAAGAAGTTTGGATTTGGCCGCAGAATGTGACCAAAACGCAGAAAGATACAGAGCATTAGTAAAGGTATGTACTCAAAGTGAGTAGTTTAGAAAAAGAAATGATAATAGTTTTCATTATCGCTGTTACGGTTATATCAGTAATATTCGTAATGTTTACGGCGGTGAATGAAAATCAGGAAAACGAAAAGAATCTTAATAAACCTATGCAGAAGGTTGTAAGCACGGAAATTGAAACACATGAAATACGATGTGTTGAACATACAAGCAATTTTTGTGCCAGGTATAAAGTTTTCAAGATAATTAAAGAGTAAACGTGGCTGATTTTTATAATTTTGATGTACTCGTCAGGGAAAGATACCCTGAATTAGTCGGTTACTGGGAAGAAGTTTTTGCCGATCTGGTACGTCAGAAACAGGATTTTGAGAATAAGTGCGTTCAGGTTGCCGAGTTGCAGCGTATGAACGATCTTTTACTCAACATGATTAAATCCTATAACTTAAATCAGGAGAATTTTGAACATGAGAAATAAAAAAACCGAAACAAACCCTGAAAATACAGAACAGGAAAAAAAGCCTGAAAGACTGCTGAAAGATAAACCGTTAAGCAGAGTTCGTGGCCTGAGACTTGAACCTATTAAATCCCGCAAGGGTTTTCAGATCGATCTCTCAATAGTTGAAAGACTGGGTACCAAAGGGTTTACGCTTGAACAGGTTGGCAAGTATTTCGGCCTGTCTGACAAGCATTTCAGATTCAGGGTTTGTAAGAACAATCCGTCTATTCCAATCGCTCTTGAACGTGGCAGACTGAAGCGTGTTGAAAAGGTTGTTGACGCTCTTTACGATTCAGCTATCGAAGATCACAATGTTCAGGCTCAGATCTTCTATCTAAAGGCTCAGGCGGGATGGTCTGACAAACAGGAAATTAAACTTGAAACGGCAGAAAATAACGGCCTGAAGGAAATGACCGAACAACAGCTTTTTGAACTTCTGGCAAAGCTCAAAGGCAAGGAGAGTGACGGATCAGCTCTTGAAGGTGATGACAACGAAGATGATGTAGAAGTTATCGACAGTAGCAAGCATGAATAACGTAACAGTCGCAGACATAGAAGCCGAACTCGAACGAAGGGTACAGCATGAACTGAACGTGAGAAAAGCAAGAACAAGACTGTCTCACTTCATTCGTGTAACAAAACCTGATTATATTTTTGGTTGGTTCAACGAAGATTTGTGCCGACAGCTTGAACAGTTTGCACAGGATGTGTTGGACAGAAAAAGTCCCCGACTGATACTTCAGGCACCTCCGAGACATGGTAAGTCAGAATGTGTATCAGTGCGTTTTGTGGCCTGGATGTTAGGTCGTTTTCCGTGGATGCAGATAATAAACACTTCATATGCTGATACGCTTGCAACAGGGTTTAACAGACAGGTTCAAGCAATAATTGATTCTGACGTTTATCATGAAATATTTCCTGATGTTCTCATTAACGGTGAAATTGCCAAAACCCTCGACAGGACAAACGATGTCAGATACCTGAAGCGTACTGCTGATTTTTTTGAAGTTTATCCGCAAAAGGGGTACATGAACTCTGCGGGTGTGGGAACAGGTATCACGGGTAAAGGCTGTCACATTTTGATTAACGATGACCTTTTCAAAGATCGTGCCGAAGCTGACAGCGAGACTATAAGGGAAAAAGTATGGGATTGGTACAAGAGTACGGCAAGATCCCGACTTGCAGACGGTGGCGGTGTAATCGTTATGATGACACGCTGGCATGTTGATGATATAGCGGGAAGGCTTCTGGAACTCTCTAAAACAGGCAGAGGAGAACATTTTGACGAAATCTGCTATCCCGCAATAGCAATCGAGGATGAACCGTACAGAAAAATCGGTGAAGCCTTATTCCCTGAGAGATACAGCCTTAAATCACTTGAACAGATTAAACTTGCCGTTGGCTCAAAAGAGTGGGCATCACTGTATCAGCAGTCCCCTATCCCTGACGGCGGCGGGATGTTTAAAAAAGCGTGGCTTCAGTATTATGATGAACTTCCTAATCATTTTGAAAAAATAGTCATGGCCTTTGATATGACCTTCAAGGACACGAAAACATCTGACTACGTGTGCGGTCAGGTGTGGATAAAAGAAAAAGGCTGTTATTATCTTGTCGATCAAATTCGTGGGCGTTTTGATTTTGTTACGACACTGAGAAAATTCATATCGTTTTGTAGCGAACACGACTACTGTCTGCGAAAATTAGTTGAAGATAAGGCCAACGGCACGGCAGTTATCAACATGTTAAGAAAGCATATATCAGGGATTATCCCTGTGGTTCCTACTGAAAGCAAAATAGCAAGGGCAAACACCGTTACTACAGTGTGGGAAGCACATAACGTCTTTATCCCGAACCCTAAAAAATACAGGTGGGTAGAAACTGAATTTGAACCCGAACTGCTGACATTTCCTTCAGGAAAGCATGACGATCAGATAGACTGTATGACAATGTGCCTGAATGACCTTATCAGCAAATCGCAAAGCATTGATCCGACAAATATCGAAATGTTACTTAAAGGACTGGAGATTTAAACATGGCTGAAGAAAAAGAAAATGCACCTCAGAAAAAGAAAAAACAGATTGACTATGACGCACTCAGTTGGAGTTTAAACGCACCTGTAAACACTGAAATCAAGGAATTTATTTCAGTTGATGATGTGCGTAAAAAATTCGGTCTGCCCGTTACTCAGGGTATGGACAAAGACACACGTTTAGGCATGGATAAAAACAACGTGGCTTTTGATACCATGTTTCAGAGCCTTACACAGCACGCAATTCAGGAAGGGCAGTACCCGATGTCAGGCTTTGTCGGTTATGCCGTACTGCAACAGATCGCTCAGAACGGTATGATCCGTACCTGCATTCAGACGGTTGCGGATGACATAACAAGAGAGTGGATTGAACTTACAGGCGGAAAGAATGACAGCGATGATAAGTTAGAAAAACTTAAGGATGTTTTTACTCAAAAGCATGTTAAATCACTTATAAACAAGGCTGTTGCAAAAACAGGATATTATGGCGGTTGTTTTATCTACATAGACACAGGAACGGATGATCCGAGTTTACCGCTTGTAATCAATTCAAAATCAGCTGAAATCAAAAAAGACAGTAAAATCGACCTTGTTATCATTGATCCGATTAACGTGTCGCCAATGGAATACAACAGCACAAATCCGCTGAAAAAGGACTATATGAAACCTCGGATGTGGTCTGTTCAGGGTCAGCCCGTCCATGCTTCACGTCTTATCACCTTTACTGATAACGAACCTCCGATGTTACTCAAACCGAACTATAACTTTTTAGGCATTCCCCAGGCTCAGATTTTGTGGGATTATGTACTGCACTGGAACAAATCACGCACCAATGCCGTGAATATCCTTGATAAGCTGAATCTCACGGTTTACAAAACAAGCATGAGTGATGTTCTTGCAGCAGAAAACGGTATACAGTTGCTTGACGTTAAGATTAAGGCCTTACAGCGTTACCGCAATAACAACAGCGTTCTAGTATGTGATAACGAAGTTGAAAGCATTGAAAACATCTCACAGGTTATAAGCGGTGCGACCGACATCGTACGTCAGGCACTTGAATTTATCGCAGCGATTAACCGTACTCCGGCCGTTAAACTTTTGGGTATTTCTCCGAGTGGGTTTAATTCTACCGGTGAAAGCGACATCAGAAACTACTATGATCATGTCAAGGCAAAACAGGAACTTTACAGAGATCAGATACAGACGCTTATAAACATTTATCAGCTGATCTGTTTTGGTGAAATTGACGAAACCATATCGTTCAAGTTTAAGGAAATCGGCGGTGATGATCTTGCCAATAACGTTAAGATTTTCAAAACTCAGGTAGACAGCCTGACAGCCTTACAGAACTCAGGTGTAATTGACAATGCCGAAGCCAGGGAATTTGTCAGAACTTCAGAAATCAGCGGTCTTGATTTTCTCAGCGAGGATGTACCGGAACAGCCGAACCCTGAGGACATGCAGACAATGAATCCCGAACAGGCACAAAAACAGCCTGAAATGAAAATTGACAAAAATACGGAAGGTCTCGAAGCATGGCAGAAAAAGATGTTAAGTTAGACGTTATTCAGCCTAACAAAGCGTTGGAAATTAAGTTTAAGGCCATGCTGACAACGTATTTTCTGACGCTCAGAAAGTCTGTTTTATTGCTATTTTTACTTTATTTGATAAACTTACGCAAAGACAATTCAGAGTTTTTGAAGGCTCAAAAATCAACAAATAAGCGTGAATTTAAGCTAAAAAACAAAAGTATTGCACAAAATAACAGTGACAACAGCTTTGATGAACAAATAAAGCAATATATAGTTGTTATAATGTTATTAGTATCATTGTTGGGTGATGACCGCAATCTGCTGGCAACGTTAAGAACGTTTACGCAAAACATTCTTTTCGGTTTGCAACAGGCACTTGCCGAAGATCTGAGACAGCCTATATACAGTTACGTTCGTTCTCAGGCATGGCACATCACAAACAGCATGACGGAGAATTGTGTACGTCACGGAATGAGCAGAACGTACGTTACTCAGAGATTATACAGTAATGTACCGCCTACACATCCCGCTGATGAACTAGGCACGGCAGAGATCCCGCCTTTACCTCACAGAATAGAACCTGTTACAGCCGAAAACGTAACGGCATACATTAACGATGTGGGGCAGAGCGTACAGACTGATATAACAGGCATGAGTACAGGAAGTACGGGTGTTATAACAGGTGGTAGCGGTG